AATGCAACAGGAAAAACTTTAGGTTTTGGAGGAGCTATAGGTACTCTTGGAAAATCCCTTCTTGGTCCAGCTGGTATATTAGTTGCTTTTCAAGGAATTACAGCAGCTTTGGATTTCTTTTTCGGAGCAGCTACGAAGGCTGAATCTAGTGCTTCTGACTTTGAATCATCACTAACTAGCTTAAGGAGAGCGCTGGATGACTTAGGGGTATCTCAAGAAGATATAAACCAAAAGATAGAAGATTACATAATATTACAAGACCTTAAAAAGAAATTAGACAAGTCTCAAGAAGAGTCTACTGAAAGGCTTTTAGAAATAGAAGAAGAACTTATCAGTTTAAGGGAGGATAATGCTAAAAAGCAGAAGAAGTTATTGTTAGATATGACAGTAGCAGAGTATGAAGCTTTAAGTGACGAGGAAAAAGCAGCTCACAGAAGAGAAACATTATCTGTAAATTTTGATAAAAGATTTAAACAATTAAAGAAAAATATAAAAGAAGAGTCGGAGCTAGAAAAGGAAAAAAGAGATATAACAAAAGGTTCTTTAGAAATACAAAAAGAATACAACAAATCTAAGAAATTATTTAATGCTGCTGACGAAGATTCCCTTAAAGGACTTAAAAACTCCAAGAAAGAAAAGGAAGCAGAAAGAGAATTACTGTCTAAGACTTCACAGGAATATAAGAAACTTACAATAGTAATAGACGAGTATCAGAAAAAGATAGAAGCGATTGAGGGTAAGAAGGCTAAAGGTAGTGGTAAAAAATTATCCCCATTTAAAAACCTTAAAGACTTTGATGAGGATGCTGAAGACTACTTAGAACAAATAAGAAGTTTAGCTAAAAAAACAGAATTGTTAAATGCAAAAACTCAAGTAGAAAAGATAGAGATAGAGAGAAAACATCATATTCAGAACCTAAAAATAAAGCATGAAGAAGACAAGGAGGAGTTTACTCAAGAATCCGAAGCATACAAGGCTAAACTTAAATTGTTTTTAGACTATCAAGTCAAGACTGGAAAAATGAGCCAAGGACAGGCTAATCAAGAATTATCGGATTTTAACATTAACATATCCAAGCAATTAGATACGATGGATGAGAATTTTCCAACACTTCTAATAAGATGGCAGAATTACTACACTAAGAAAGCAGAGGCAGCTAAGATTAGCGAAATAGGGACAATGAAGCCTTTAAAAGATGAAATTGAGGCTGAGTTTACTTTAGAAGATGGACTTAGGAAGTATATGGAACTTCAGTCCTCTATGACTAGCTTTTTAAGTGGCGAATACGACAGACAACTAACGATAGAGCAAAACAAAACAAATGCTTTAAATAACGAGCTTAACGAAAGATTGTTGAATGAAAACTTATCTAAAGATGAAAGAGAAAGAATACAGTTACAAATAGGTAGGAATGATGAAAAATTAAGGAAAACACAAGAGGCTATAGAGAAGAAAAGGTTTAAGTTAAATAAAGCAGCCAATATAGCTAATGCAACTATAAATACATATTTAGGTGCTACTCAAGTATTATCTTCTAAAACAATACCAGATGTAGCAAAACCTTTCGTTATGGCAGCAACTATAGCTAGTGGTTTAATGCAAGTAGCAGCTATAGCTAGACAAAAGTTTCAATCTTCAGCAGGTAGTGGAGGTTCTATAGGTCCAGCAGGAGCAGGTAGTGGTGGAGAAGGTAGAGAATTTAACTTCAATCTAGCAGGAAGCACACAGTCAAATCAATTAACACAATCAATAGCTAGTCAGTTAAACCAACCAATACAAGCGTATGTTGTTTCTTCTGACATAACGAGCCAACAACAATTAGACTTAAACATTTCTAACACAGCAACAATAGGTTAAAATAAAAATTATGGAAGAATTAGATATTATAGAATTAATAATAGACGAAAACAACTTAGAGGATGGCATAGAGGCTATATCGCTAGTAGAGAGTCCTGCTATCGAAGAGAATTTCGTAGCATTAAGTCAGCATAAAGTAGAGTTCAAGTCTGTAGATGAGGACAAAAGAATAGTAGTTGGATTAGCTTTAGTTCCAGATAGAGAGATATTTAGAAAAAGTGGAGATTACTCTTATAAGATAATGTTCTCTAAAGAGACTGTTAAAAAAGCATCAGAGCTTTACCTTAAAAGACTAAAAAACAACAACGCAACTCTAGAACACGAATTAAGTGTAAAAGGAGTGTCTCTAATAGAGTCTTGGATAGTAGAAGACCCTAACATGGATAAAAGCAATTTATACAACCTAGATGCTCCAGAGGGTGCTTGGGCGGTAGTTATGAAGATTGATAATGATGAGATATGGGAAGATGTAAAGCTAGGTAAATATCTAGGATTTAGTATTGAGGGTTTCTTTAGTAAAAAGGAGGAGAAATTAATGGAGTATCCTCACACAATGTATGACCCTAAGACTGGTGAAAGCATTGAAATAACAACTAAAGAAGAACATGAGGAATACACTAAGAAAGGTTGGGTACATAGTAGTGTATCCCTGTCTGACGAAAACGAAGAGGCTTTAGATACGTTAAATAAATTACTAAACAAACTAAAAGATGAATAGAAGAGAAAAAGAAGAATGGAGTAGAACTTCTCCAAAGAATAAAAGAAGAGGCTGTCTATGCAAGGACGGAAATAGATACAGTAGAGAGTGTTGTAATGGTAAGATGATTAATCAAGGTATAGGTAATATTTAATCAAAAATACAACAATATTTACTTTACTAGTTATTAGTGTTATAGAGTTAATAATAATTAAACTTAATTTATGAAAAGTCCAAAAGAAATTGTAGATGCCTTTAAAAGCATTTTACTTTCTTCTGAAGAAATAATTAAACAGCCTGTAGAAGAGGTTGTTGAGTTAGCTGAAGAAGAAGTTATTGAAGAAGAAGTTATTTCTGAAGATTCAAACATTGAATCATTAAACAAGAAGTACGAATCTTTATACGAAGAGTTAACTTCATTAAGAGCTTCTGTTAAGCAGATGATGGAAATCGTATCTCCTACAGAAGAAAAAGACGTTCCTGCTGAATTATCAAAGCAAGAAGTATTAGTTGAGGAAGTAACTGAACTATCTGTTGAGTCAGAAGAAATAGTACATTCCCCAGAAGCTCAAGTAGAGCAAAAGAAACAACACCTTTATTCACAGAGTAGACCAAAAACCGTAAAACACTCAATTTATAACAAATTATTTAATAAATAAAAAATGGCAACAACAACTTCAATTACAACAACTTATGCAGGAGAAAAAGCAGCAGGGTATATCTCAGCAGCATTATTATCTGCAAATACTATCGAGAACGGTGGTATTACTGTTAAACCTAATGTAAAGTTCAAGCAAGTAATCAAAAGACTTTCTACCACAGACTTAATCGCTGATGGAAGTTGTGATTTCGCTGCAACTGATACTGTTACTTTAGACGAGAAAATTTTACAACCAGAAGAATTCCAAGTTAACTTAAACTTGTGTAAGACTGACTTTAGAGACGATTGGGATGCAATATCTATGGGATATTCTGCATTTGACAATCTACCTCCATCTTTCCAAGAGTTTTTAATCGCTGAGATTATCGCTAAGATAGCTGAGAAGAATGATAGCAATATCTGGATGGGTGCTACGGCAGTTGCTGGACAATTTGATGGATTAGTCGCTTTAGCTACTGCTGATGCAACTGTTATTGATGTAGCAGGAGTCTCTACTGGTGCTGGTGGTGTAACTTCTGCTAACGTAATAGCTGAATTAGGTAAAGTAACAGACGCTATGCCTGATGCATTATATGGAAAGCCAGATGTAAAATTATACGTTGCACAGAATGTGTATAAAGCTTATGTAAGAGCTTTAGGTGGATTTGGTGCTGCTGGACTTGGTGCTAATGGTTACGAAGGTAAAGGAAACAATCAAAGCATCTCTGGATTGATGTTTGATGGAGTTCAGATTTTCTTAGCTCAAGGATTAGACCCTAACTATATGTATTTAGCTGAAACATCTAACATTTTCTTTGGAACTGGACTTTTATCAGACTATAATGAAGTTAAAGTATTAGATATGAGCGACTTAGACGGAAGTCAGAATGTACGTTTCGTAATGAGATTTACAGCTGGTGTACAACATGGATTTGGTTCAGATATCGTTCTTTACACTCCAGTTGCATAATTAAATTAATTATTAATAATAATCCCTCTTCTTAATTGAGGAGGGAATATTTAAAACCCAATATAAAAATGGCTTGTGATTTAACATTAGGAAGAAAAGAAGTATGTAAGGATTCGGTTGGAGGTATAAAAGCCATCTACTTTTCTAATTTTGCAGATACTACTCCTGCTAGTTACACATTTGATTCTACTAATACAGACGCTATTGAGTCTGTAACAGGAACACCAAATGCTTTCAAGTATGAAGTAAGAGATGCTTCTTCTTTTACGCAAAATATTCAGACTAGTGCTGATACAGGAACTACTGCTTTTGAGCAGGTAATAGAATTAACATTAAAAAAGTTAACTATTACAGACAATAAGGAATTAAAATTAATTTCTTATGGTAGACCAAGAGTTATTATTGAAGACCAAAATGGAAACTTCTTTTTAGCTGGATTTGAAAATGGTTGTCAAGTAACCGCTGGTACTATCGTAACAGGACAAGCAATGAATGACCTTAGTGGTTATACATTAACTTTAACTGGAATGGAAAAGAAGCCTGCAAACTTTTTAGAATCTGACCCTGCAACTACAGGATTTACAGTTGTAGTTCAAGCGTAATTATTCAATATTTTATTTACTTTTAGTTAAGGTCTGCTTCGGTAGACCTTTTCTTTTGTAATAAGACAAAACTAAATAATATAAATATAATTGATGATGTAAGTTTAGGATATTAAAAAAAAGAGCTGCAATAAAGCAGCTCTTAATTATGAAAAATTTACAAATGTTGTAAAACTTTTAATTTGGTCGTTATGCAAATCTACAAAATTAAAATAACATACCAAGCATAAAACACAAAAAAAATAAAAAAAATATTTAACTGATGCAATAAAAACAAAAAACAGTATTTCCGTTATAAGTTTATGATTAGATTATTACCAGTATCAACATCACAAACATTCTCTATTTTACCTAGAACATTAGACGTTACAAGTATAGATGCGACTATAAGAGAGGATGGAACAGGGGAGTCTATATTATTTACAAATGTTGCTGCTGTTGTTAATGGTGATTACATAGACATAACACTATCTTCAGATAAGTTTATAGCAGAAAGAGCTTATGTGTTAGAAATGACTAGAGGTTCTAATCTATGGTATAGAGATAAGATATACGTTACAAGTCAAATTAATACGGACATCTATCACACTATAAGTACGGATTACTATAAAGAAAACGATACTGATGGTGATGACAAATACATAACAATATAATGAGTAAAAGAATAAACATTAATAAGAATTACTTATCAAATAATCCTAAGAAATACACTAAGAACTTTAGTGTTGTAGAGCTGTCGACATATCAAATGCCAAAAGCAGTTGAAAGAAAGGGTGATAATTGGGTTACTTGGGGAGAAGATAATAATTATTTTGGTAGACTAATAGACTTAAATTTAGGTAGTCCAACAAACTCTAGGTGTATTAAGGGTATTTCTGATATGATTTATGGTAGAGGTCTTGCGTGTACTGATAGCAAAGAGAAGCCTTTAGAGTGGGCAGAAGCTCAGTTAATATTTAAACCTAAAGATGTAAAGAGAATAGTAAACGATAGAAAAGAGCTAGGTATGGCTGCTATACAAGTTGTTTACAATAGAACAAAGAAAACAGTACTTAAAGCATTACACTTTCCTATAGAAACTCTTAGAGCTGAGAAAGCGACAGATGGAGTAATAAAGGCTTGGTACTATCACCCTAATTGGGCAGAATACAAGAAAGGAGACAAGCCTAAAAGAATACCTGCTTTTGGACAAGGTGGAAAGAAAGAAACTTCAGAGATATTTGTATCTAAACCTTATCAAAGTGGGTTTTGGTATTACACTCCTAGCGACTATCATGGATGTTTACAATACTGTGATTTAGAGGTAGAGGTATCGAACTACCACATTAACAATATAAAAAATGGTTTACAGCCTTCTTTATTTATAAATTTCAATAATGGGATTCCTCCAGAGGAGACTCAAGAGTTAATGGAGTCTAAGATAAACGATAAGTTTGGTGGAACAAATAATGCAGGACGTACTATTATAGCCTTCAATGAAGATAAAGATAGTTCTGCGACTATAGACCCTATACACTTACCAGATGCTCATGCTCAATATCAGTTTTTAGCTGATGAAAGTAGAGAAAAGATAATGCTTGGACATGGTATCGTATCGCCAATACTTTTAGGTATTAAAGATAATACAGGTTTTGGTAATAATGCAGAAGAGCTTAGGACTGCTTCTATTTTAATGGACAATTACGTTGTTAGACCTTTTCAGACTGACTTACTAGATGATTTCTGTGAAATACTTGAAAAAAACGTAATATATTTAAACTTATACTTTATTACTTTACAACCTATTGAGTTTACAGAATTAGAGAATATTTCTACTAAAATAAAGAGAGAAGAAGAAACAGGAGAGAAGTTGAGTTCTCAAGAGCCAAAGGACTTCTCTGATGAAGAAGGAGATGATATGTTAGAGCAATTAGAAGGCTTAGGAGAGGTTTTAAGCGATGATTGGGAGGTTGTTCATAATGAAAGATATGAAGAGGATTTGAATGACGTTAAAATGGCTGAAATTAAGTCTAGCAATAAGTCATCTAAAGAAGATAGTGATATCTATAAAATTAGATACGCTTATATGCCTGTAAGAAAGTCACCAGACAGTAGGATTTTTTGCAAAAAGATGGAAACATTTACAGAGCGAAAGATAGTGTTTAGAAAAGAGGATATTAATATGATGTCTTTTAGAGGTGTAAATAAAGAGCTAGGTCATAATAGACAGAACTACAGTCTTATAAAATTTAAGGGTGGTAAGAACTGCCATCATTATTGGGAGTTGAGAGTCTATAAATTGAAGGGAGATAAAAGGACAGACCCTAATTCAGCTTATGAAAAGGGTTTAAAAGAGCCTAAAAATCCAAGTGAAATGACTGAAAGAATGATTGATAGACCAGATAAAGGTGCTTATCCAACAACTAAAAAATAAGATATGGCTACTAAAGCATTATTTATAACATTAAATGACTTAAAAAGAAAGTCTATCATATCTGGAAATACAGATGATGACAAGATAATACAGTTTGTTGAGATTGCTCAAGACTTGCATATTCAAAATTATCTAGGAGGAAACTTGTATGTAAAACTACAGAATTTAATTTTAAATTCGGAGTTGAATGAGGCTGCAAACGTAAATTACAAAAACTTACTTAATGAATACGTTAAGCCTATGCTTATTTGGTTTAGTCAAAGCTCTTATTTGCCGTTCGCTTCTTACAATATTGGTAATGGAGGAATATACAAACATATCGGAGACAACAAGCAAGCTATAGATAAAGATGAGTTAGTTCATTTAATGAGTAAAGTTAATGATACTGCTGACTTCTATACAAGAAGATTCCAAGATTACATGGATTATAATAATAGTTTATTTCCAGAATACAATGAATCTACTAATGAACAAATGACTCCAGATACAGATTCTAATTTCTCTGGAGGTATCTTTTTAGGATAGCATGAGGAAAAAAACATACAAACCGAAAAAAGATAATGTTAAGAAAATGGAGATGTTATTTAAAAAAATAAAACAAAAAAATGGCAAACGAAATATATCCAGTTAGTTGGTGGGGAAGTCCAATTCAGAATGGCTGGGGTGGGATTTATTATGATTTATCGGTAACAAGTGCAATACCTAGTTTATTAGCTTCACTACAAGCTAGGGCAACCTATTTCGAGAACGTAAAGTGTACAACTGCAACATTAACCACATTAGAAAACATAGAGTAATATGTCAAATTTATTAGATAAAGCATCGATTTTACTTTCTCCAACTGCTTACAACAATGGAAGTATGTTAAGTGTAAAGCCAGAGAATGGAGACGGAGATTTTACATTTGTTAGGGATTCTGCAGCGACTCGTGTTAATGCACAGGGATTGGTTGAAAATGTACAAATAATAAGTTCAGAGTTAGTTTTAAACGGTAACTTTTCACAGATAGGCTCAGAAGAAGTGACTAACGGAAACTTTTCACAAGAAGGAAGTGAGCTGATTACTAATGGGAATTTTACTACTAATTCTGATTGGTTCGGTTCTTCTAGTATAGCTAATGGTCAATTAACTAAAACAAGTGGAGGTTTAGCATATCAAGCAACTAATAATTTTACTTCAGGCAAACAATATTATATTGTAGTAGATGTAGAAGTTTTAAAACCATCTTTAACAATATATTTATATGGTTCACAAGCAGCTTTAGTACAAGGCATAAACACTATATATCTTGAAGCAGGAAGTGATAATAATCTTGTAGGATTTAATAATGGTTTTAGTGGAACAGGTGCAGTAATAAATAGCATATCCATAAAAGAGGTTGGGCAAAATTGGACTTTAGGAACTGGATGGAGTATTGGAGAGGATAAAGCAATAGGTAGTTCTGCTACAGGAACCTTACAACAATTAGGTATTCTTCAATCAAATAAAACATATAGACTAACTTATACTATACTAGATTATGTTTCTGGGAGTATAAGACCTAATGTGGGTACAGTAAATGGAACTTTACAATCAAGTAATGGAACTTTTACTGAATACATAACATCACTTGGAACCCATTTTTATTTCGATGGAGTTAGTGCCTTTATTGGCTCTATAACAAACATATCAGTAAAAGAAGTAGGGCAAGGTTGGACTTTAGGTACTGATTGGAGTATTGGAGAAAATAAAGCTATTGCGGTAGATGCTCCTTTTAATAACCCAATAACCCAAAATATTTCTATTGTAGCGAATAAAAAATACAAAATATCTTTTAATATTTCCGACTATGTAAAAGGAAACATTACGGTTAGAGTTGGTAATAGCTCTAGTACTACCGTTTCAAGCAATGGTGATTTTACATTTATTTTAACCGCAGTGCTACCATCAACTTTATCTATACAAACGTGGGCAGGTGGAAGTGGAACAACTTTATCTATAACAAACATCTCAGTTAAAGAAGTAACAGACGACACAAACCTACCTAGAATAAACTATGAGGGTTTTAGTTATCAGGATTCCTTGGGGAGTGAATTAGTTACTAACGGTGATTTTGCTACTGATAGTAATTGGACTAAACAAGCTGGTTGGTCTATTGCAAACGGCAAAGCTTCTCAAAACACATCTGGAACTGGTAATAGAAATATATTTCAAACCATTCTAACTATTGGCAAAACTTATAAAATAACGTTTACAGTTTTAGATTATATTAGTG